GTCAATTGTGGCGTACCGGGGTGGTTGTGACGTACCACCCGTTAAAAACATTGTCTATGCATCCTTTCCAATGGACAGCCATTATTGTGGCAGGCCTCACCAGCCTGCCATTTGTATGTTTGTTCCTGTGTGCACTGATGGCCTTTATGATTCCTTTGTGCTGTGGACTAGCCACAATTCTCCTTCCTATCTGGCTTTATAGGAGGTGTTACCGGGTCGTAGTTGTTGCCCATGCTGAGGCAGAGGCAGCTTTTATGATCGAGGCTTTAGACACCCCTGAATCAGAGGATGTTGGAGGATTGATGTTTGGTGCTGTCCCGGCTAGTGGGTTGACGTTTGGTCAAATCCCGATTGGTGGTGTTGATGCTCCACAATCAGGTGCCTTAGCCATTAGAGCGCGAGGGCCAAATTATCTGAGGTTTGGGGCTGTGATTGCACGTGAAGTGAGGCTAAAGATGGGTCCGTCCCCAGAGCCAACCAGTGCTAATCGTATGGTCTCTTGGGAATTGTGCCGTAAGGCACTCGAGCAACGTGATGTCAGGAAGTGCGATCGGAAACGGTTTTGCACTATTGCATGTGACATGGTGTTCATTCCGGACATGGATGATGTGACAGCAGCCGGTGTACGAGCCTCTATGGCAGTTAAGGACCGGTTAAATGCTGTCAGATTTGAAGTGCCCCTCTGGAAAAAGGTCTTTGGCTTTGGTGGTGGTGGGCTTGTGTACGGCGGTAAATAGGGCTGCCTAGTTTGTAAGTCAGGTGTGACTACGTCCACCCCCATTGGGCCAGTAAAGGTCACGGCAAATGGGCCAATTCGGAAATGGTTGGTGACTGAGAAGCTGGGTGTGTCAAAGGAAAGAAGGGTATGGTCCATAACTGGTGTGGGCCTTAGACCAGATGTATTTGGCGCACATAGTGCTAACCGTAGTAATTTGCTGCGCGGGGTGTATGAGAGGGTGCTGTACCGAGTTGTAGCTGGTCAGCCGCGCCACCCTCCATCCCCTGCGGTAGGTGTGTTTGAGAGAGATTTGTCAGAGATACGCCAACGCATTGTGCGGGGTGTGGCTGCTTGTCGCCCTATAACTCGCGAGAAATTCGTGAGCTTGTATAGTGGCCGTAGGCAATCCATTTACCAACGTGCCTCTGATAGTCTAGCAGTAAGGCCACTCGTTGAGAGTGATTCTTTCCTCAGCACATTTACGAAATGCGAGAAGATTAATTTCTTAAGCAAACCAGATCCAGCACCCAGGGTGATTCAGCCGCGAACACCCAGGTTTAACGTAGAAGTTGGCAGGTACTTGAAACCTCTCGAGAAGAAGGTGGTGGCAAGTGTGGCTGAAGCGTGGGGCGGCACTACCGTCATGAAGGGCTTGAATGCTGAGGGTGTGGGCAGTGCTTTTGCTGAGATGTGGGCTGAATTTACGGATCCCGTTGCGTTCTCTTTAGACGCAGTTCGGTTTGATCAACATGTATCAGTCGACGCATTGAAGTGGGAGCACTCTGTCTATGCTATGTGTTTTAGTCCCCGTGACCGTCCCAAGCTATTGCAGTTATTGGAGTGGCAGTTGACGAATAGGGGCTTTGCTTATTTGCCTGAGGTGGACCTGAAATACATTGTGATGGGGCATAGGATGAGTGGTGACATGAATACATCATTAGGCAATTGCCTTTTGATGTGTTCCATCATTCTGTTGTTCTCGGAACGTGTTGGACGGAAGATGCGCCTCGCAAACAATGGCGATGATTGCGTCATAGTACTGGAGCGACGGGATATGGGATGTATGGATGGCATCTCAGCACACATGCTGGAATTTGGGTTCGTCATTGAGCTCGAAGATCCGGTGTATGTGCTGGAAGAGATTAATTTCTGCCAAACACACCCCGTGTTCGATGGCTGCAGCTGGATTATGATGCGTGACCCCCGCGTATGCATTGATAAGGACCTTTGCACAGTGCTTGACCTGTCAACGGAGGGCGGATGTAAAACTTGGGCGCATGCTATAGGCTCTTGCGGGCTTGCTATGACCGCAGGATTACCTATAATGGCGTCCTTTTACACCATGCTGCT